TTTCGCACCATTCAAATCATTACCAACTGTTGTCTGGTTTACGTTTTGCATGATTGCAGTAAGCGTTCCAAAGATATTACTGACAGATATTGTTGGTCTTGGTAAAGTTCCTGTTCCTGTAAATTCAAATCCTTCACATTGAATAGGAAATCTAAGGTAGCTGTTGCTATTCCAAACAAGTTCTCCGTTTGCGTTTAAGTTTGCACCATTATGAAATCTATAAATTGTAGTTGAGCCATGTAATGTTGCATCAAGTTCTAAAGTGAACAATTCTATTACTGCTCCAGGGTTTATTTCTTGTAATGCTGAAACTGGTACTGCCATTAGGGTTCAAATACTTCTTCAAAACTAGCTGTAATTCTACTTCTATCAGAGTCAAACATTTCTCTATTAAAACTTCTGCATATCCATTTAAAAGTTGTAGTTGTATCTGGAGGCGACCAATCAAATGATCTACCATTGTTAGCTTCAGTTTCTAAGAATGTCTCAATTTCATCTGCATCTTCATCATCTACATTAAAAGTAAGATTCCAAACTTTTGGATCTTGATTTAAACCAAAAGTTGTACGTTGCTGGTAGCCATCACCAAACTGAGTAATCCTAAGATTTGGCTGACTACGTTTTGTAGCAGAATATTGTGGGTTGTAACTAGGAAAAGTAGCCATTAACGTACACTAGCGAGTAGCCCTCCAGGTCTTTGTTGTTTGATAAGTTCTCCTTGTACTGCAACAGAGATAAGTGTTCCAAGTTCTTTTGCTCCAGAATCATCACCTTGAACATCTGTTCCAGATGCGTCTACATTAACAACAACACTGGTGCTACCGCCACCTCCAAGTCTATTATTTGGCACAATCGTTCCAGATGATCTTGGTACGAATAGCTCTGGCCCCTTCTCTCCAACAAGTGACGCTCTTCCTACTGGTGGTCTTCCTCCGTTAGCAAAAGTAGGAAATGAAGCTGAACCTACAAATTGACTAGCAGTTCCAGTTGCAGTGGTTCCTGCAAATAAAGAACCTCCAAAACCACCACTTAAACCTCCTCCTAATAGTCCTAAAATTCCTGACTGTAATTTACTAGCCATTAATTTTGCAGCTAAATTTAAGAAATGATCTGCAATTTTATTTAACATATTTCCAAATGCTTCTTGAACACTCATTGTTCCTCTAATAATTCCTGAAAAAGATTCTTCAAAGGAACTACTTATTGTTTGAGCCATTTGTACGCCTTGAAGTTGAGCGTTATTTAAATCTCTTATATTTTTTGTTACGTCAATTATTGCAGATTTAACAGGATTAGCCAAAATCTCTGCATTTTGAAGTTGAGCTACATTTAAATCACGTTGTATTTGTAATTCTTGTACTTGATCATTTAATTTATCTTTTCTTACACCTGCTTCTGTTTTTTCAGCTTCAAATTTTTTCAGTGCTATTTGAGCTTCTAATTTATTTAATTTAATTTTTGCTTTAATTACATTTTGCTCTTCTACTCTTTGTGTTAATCTATTTCGTTCCAATTCTACTTCCTGTTTCAATCCACTTATTTTTGCCTGCCTATCTTTATCGACTAAACCTTGTGCAATTTCAACTTTAGCTGGAGCAGAAGATGGAGAAAAATCTTTTTTTAATGTATTAATAATACTAGGAGTAAGAATATCACTACTTAATTGACCTGCTCTATTAACATTTCCTGCATTTGAAAATCTATCTATCAGTTGTTCAACGGGGTTAAATCTTCCAGCCTTACTTTCTGGTATAAGTTCTCCTACCTTTTCATTAAATTCTTTCATTTTATCGTCAGGAATACTTAAAACCAAATCTCTAAAGGTAAACGCATTACTACCTCCCGATAAAACATCATTAATTGCACTAATCGCTTGTGATAACGGCCCTGCTACAAAATCTAAAGTTTGAGTACTTAAAATCGCTAATGTACGACTTAATTCTCCAAATTCGGACGATAATCTTTTGAGTTCCTCTACATTTGCAAACTCATCTATTCTTGCTAAGGCTATATCAGCAGCAGTAGCTTCTAATCCTAGTTGCTTTAATTTATTAACCTGTCTTTCTAGAGGTGTCCCAACTAAACCTGCACTCCTAACTAATAACTCTAAATTTTCTGTGGGTTTCCTTAAAGCATCTCCTAAAGCTACTGCCTTCTTTGCCAAATTATCAAACGCAGCACCAACAGAAGTACCTACTAAAGAAAGTGCAAATCCAAATTGACCACCTAATAAACCACCAGCTGCACCACCCAAACCACCACCTACAGATGCTCCGAGTCCTTGTCCAAATAGTAAAGGAAACGCTCCACCAATAAGGGCACTAGAACCGACCTGTCCTCTGATTCTTCTATCTTCCTGAGTTTTACCTCTAGCAAGTCTTCTAAATCTTCCTCCTGGACTTTCAGCAATTCTTTGTTTTGTTTCTCTAAATCTATTTCTATCTGCACTACTTACTTTATTTTTATTTTTTTCATTTATACCTAATAATTTATTTTGTTCAGCTATTCCTTTGTTTAAATCTTTCTGTGCTTGACTATATAATCTAGCTGCTTCTGCTGCTTCTTCTGTTCCAAGTGCAACTTTATTCAAAACTGCTTTTGATCTTGATAAATTCTTATTAAGAGTATTAATACTTCTAACTTGTTTCGCTCTACCAGAATCTTTTTTACTTATCCTATCTATTTGTTTCTGTTCTTTAGCTGCTTCTAAAAACTCTTGATTTGCTTCTTTTATAGTCGTATTAAGATCTTTTATTTTTTTTCGTGCTGCTTCAACCTGTTGAATACCTCTTACAGCAATTTCTATCTCTGCATCTGCTCTTGCCACTTCTGAAAACAATAAGAGTTACTCTATTCTACCTTATCTTCTTCGTTTTGCTTTTTCAAATGCTTTTTCTTGTTCTTCATTAATTATTTCAAAATAAGCACTCCAACCAAACAACTCTTCTAAAGTCATTGATCTAATTTCAAACAAACTTTTACCTAATTCTTTTGCCACACTAAACTGTAACATCATTAAATTATCCTTTTTTAATTCTTCAGCTAATCTTTTGGGTCGAGTACTTCCTCCTCTTCATTAATAACAGCAAGCATTAACTTTTGTAAGTCGCTATCTTTTACTTCATTTTTTAAAACATCAATTTCTCCTGCACTAAAAAGTTTTCTACCATTCTCATCTTGTGCTTTGGCAATCAATAATTGTAATGCAAAAAGATTTGCATCATCACTCCTAGCTTGTTTTTGTGCTCTTTCCCTTTCTGCCATTGTTAATGGTGTTATATACATTTCAAAAATAGAACCATCAGATAGTGTGATTTCTTTTTTTAAAGGCTCAAGGTTGGCAGCTTTCTTTAGTCGATCTAGTGCTGATAAATTAGTAGGCATAAATAATTAAATACTATGTCTAGTATAATACAGCAGTCAATAAAAAACCCCAGATAATCTGAGGTTCGTTAAGTTATGCTAATTTAACTAAGCAGTCTTAGATAGATCGAATGTAGGAGCAGCACTAGGTCTGAAGGCTATGTCTACTGATTGTCCGTCATCTGGGTTTACGTTGAAACTTGCAGAAGTAAGAATAATATCAGCACTAATTGATCTACTTGCAGTTTCATTTACATCTGTAGCATTAGTCATCTGACGATCAATATAAAGCTTTACTTTCGCACCAGTTTGCTGACGCTGAAGTACATCTTCTACTAATCTACTAGATAGTAATGTGTCATCATCTGTTGAATAAACAGTTGCAGATCCACTACCATCAGCGAAACCTGAAATGAAAGTTCTAAATGGTGCAGTTTGAGTAACAGTCTGACCAATACTTGTTACGTCAATTTCTGCTCTGGTTATCTCAAAACTCCATTCTCTTACAGATCCAACAACTAAAGGTTTTGTAAAGACTATGCTTGCAAAAGTTCCTGCTGTAAAAGTAGGTGCTGCTGAAGCTGTTACTGCCGATCCTCCTGCTGTAGAAGAAACTGTCATAACACCAGTTGAGGCATCATAAGTTTTCACAAAATAAGCTGTAGGTGCTCCTGGAATACAGTTTGTAACTGTTGCTCCTGATGGATATGTAAGTGTTACTGTATCGTTAACTTTGTAACCTAACTGAGTTCCTACAGTAATGTTTCCTCCTGATGATGGAAAAGCTGATGCTGTAAGAGTTGTTACGCTTGTACCAGCAGGAGAATAATATAACGCTCCCGAAGTACCCGATAGAACTGTAGCCATGATAAATAATTCTAAGGTTTGAACATACGGGTACTACCCGATATGTCTATAG